TAAGTTCGGTGGCGGGAACCGGTCTGACGTTTCGATGCACAGGAAAAACCCGCCACCACCCCGAAAAAAAGTGATTTATTATGGCAAAAGGAAGCAGAGATGTAATTTTAAGAGACCGACTACAATTTGATATTGACGCTGTAACTGGCGATACCGCGCTTGTGTATGGCCGTGTTGATATGTCTGGCTACGTTTCAATTGTAAAAAACGAAGGACTAGCTATCAAAGAAATTAGGTTTCAACCACGAGCACCTGACCAAGTCCTTGGAGACTGGCCACAATGGATGATTGATTTGACAACACCTGGAGCAGAATCCGCTAACCTCAAAATCTTTGCAACAACAACTGCCTATGAAAATGTAGCAGATGTTGGTATCGGATCTCCTAACGTCATCTGTTTGCTTAACCGTCAATGCACTCAACTTCAAGATGGAGCAGGACCCGGTCTTAGTGGCGGAACAGTAACAGAATGGAATTGGTATGGAACTCCAGACCTTCACCCAGAAGGTTATGACATTGTCACTGATCTCCTTATCGGAGTAGCTGCAGATGGCGTAACTCGACTTCAAGGTACTACTGCTGAACTTGATATTATGATTATCGCAGAACCTAAGAAGATTACTTCCAAGGATCTAACACAAATGCTCACTCAGGCTCAAGACCTCTGAGGTGTTCCACTTGGGACGCAAACGAACTAAAGACGAGGCTCTTGATAGACTTCAAGAAAAGCGAGACGAATTAGGCGATGATGCAGGCCGCATCACTCGAGCAAGTTTTGCACTTGCTGCAGGTCTAGTTATGCTTGACCCACTAAACCGTTTAGCAGACGACTTCATTACGATCCCAATTCCTATGATTGCAATACCTGCTCATGAATCGCACTTATTGAAAGGTTCACCTTCAATGCAGATCTACATACGAGCAGGTGAAACAATTGTTCCTACAGGCGGCAATGTACAGGACTTTGAGCAAGGTGTTGCTGAAACTAAGGCTCTTGAGTCTGTGTGAGACACACCCAAGCCCAAAAAGCGTAAGACAGCACGTCAACGTGCATATGGTAAGGCTTTCAAGAAAATTGCACCTAACTACAAACTAAAGAATGGTAAGTGGAAGAAAGACGGTTTCAAGCGTTGTGTTAAGGAAGCGCATAGACTCGCTGGAGGGAAGAAGTAATGGCTTTGTCAATAATTAAAGAAACAATTGAACTTACCTCTATAACTTGTGATAGTGATGGAAATGCATTCGCTACTAAAAGAATTAATCTGCAAGAAGGAAAGGTTCACTCTCTTCTTCAGGTAGATATGTTTCGAGATAGGTTCCTTGGGTTTGATCCATCGTCACCACAAAACGCTACATTAGAATTCGCAGTTTCGGCTTACCCATCAATTCCAACAAATATGGACTTTGCACCCGGTCTTCCTAACTCATATACTGCAGCTGGTGATGATTCGATTATGTTCAAAGCACATGAACAGATATATGACTACGCAAGAATACAGTCATTTCAAACTAATCGTGAACAATTTCCAAGCAAACAAATAGCTGCAAGTAATAAATCGATATTCTATACGGATCATGTTTACCTCAATTTAACTTGAAGGGGTGCCCCAAACGCAACATATACTAACATTGCATATTCGTTTATGTTGGTTTTGAATAACAAGAATGTGGCTGTTTTGACCCATTCTATCGGTGTTTTGGCCGAATCTCACGATGCAATGTGTGCTTTATTGATGTCAAATGGTCACATGGTCAGCAAAGCAGACCTCCGCGGTAACACATTTCCTATGTGGAGATATGGGGGAATCGTCGCTGAATATATGGTTAGCCCACTTGGAGCTGGTGGTTTCTTCCTCGAAGTCAACACACTCGATGAAGAACGAATGCAAACAGCTGCACAAGTCCGTTCAGTTATTGCAGATGCTCGCACAATGACCGCGTTCGATGAGCCCCAAGGTGCTCGATTCCCAGAATGGATATTGATGGGACTTAACCAAGGATTAGTTTCTGGTGCAGTTCGTGATCAATGGCCACCAATCAAACATGCCGATAACGGAAATGTATTATGTCTCTAGGTGATAACATGGAAAAAGAAAACCCAATTGAAGAAAAGAAAACCCCAACAACAAAGTTTGCTGAATGGCTTATGGCTAGAGCAGAGAAGAAAGAAGCAAAAGAAACATCTCTCGAATCATTGATGAAGTTCAACGTCTTTCTTTCAATTGCTACATTGGTTACGGTTGCTGGAGCAACTGTTGCAGACTATGTTCTGATGGCTTGGCTCTGGGTTTAATCACCTGTGTGTCGCTCTGGTGAATCCTAGACCAGTTGGATCGTCGCATGGACGATGACGTATGGAATTGAGGCAACAACATCTGATACACATTCCATTCCATCGATTTACTTTCAACTGCATTAAACATCGAGACTTGAGCCTTCGAGTTTCGAGTTGACAACCTTGGCATTTGTAAATCGCATTCATTCCCATTCACACCCGCGGATAATGCGACGGTTGCAAAATATTCCCGTATGTTCCCAAAATGGTCCATTTCGAACAGCAACCTCTCCATCATGAAAGACAACAAATGCCCATTCCCATGTGTGAAGATTATCATGTTCTAACCAATGGTCTAACATATAATCTAACCAGAAATTAATATTTTGCATATTAAAACTCATTCGAATTCCTCCAAAGACAGTTGTTTGTTTGCGTGATTCATGGCCAGTGCAATAATTTGATGCGGTTCAAGATCGTTGAATGTTTCGGTATTGTCGGAAATGTATGAAGCAAGGTATTGAGCGCATTGAGCCCACTTGATTCTCTTTGTCACTTCCGCGCCTACGGACATATTGTCTTGATACGCTCTGAGGCTTATTCTAATCCATTGACTAAAGTTATCCATGTTGTCGGCAATTGTGGCGGTAGCTGGTGTAAGTGAGATCGTCTTTTGTACTTTCATTGTAATTCCTCATCGTTTAATGTTTCAATTGCACATTGACGGCAATAAGACACGCCGCTCATCACGCCATAGGTCATGACATAAAGGCGACATGCCTCTTTGCCGCACGATCCGCAGCAGCGGATAAATGCCAAGTCGTTCTCAAGTGCATGCTTCATTGTTATATGGGTCGGGGCCATGGTTAATCCACATACTATTTCCTATATGAAGGTACGTACCTACTTATGTTGAGAATTTGAAAAAAACCTTCGGTGAATATCGTAATATAGTGGGTACTTACACATTGGGGTGGTGGTCGGGGGTGAGGCGGCTTGAAGATTGGCTCGCTACGCTCGCGGAGATAGGACTGCAAGTCCTGAAAGGCACGTTAATAAGCCCGTTGCAGTTAGTAAGTTCGGTGGCGGGAACCGGTCTGACGTTTCGATGCACAGGAAAAACCCGCCACCACCCCGAAAAAAAGTGATTTATTATGGCAAAAGGAAGCAGAGATGTAATTTTAAGAGACCGACT